GATGCTTTTTGTATCTCTACACCTATTAAATATTTTGGTTTGATATATTGTTCTAACTGTCCGCTACCAATTGCACCATCAAATACTGTAGGATTTTCACCAACATATTTTTTTACTTTCTCAGCCACATATTGCCTTAATTCTTTTCCTGTAATGTATTCAGCGTGTTTTTTAGCTATATCTCTATTATTGTGTTCAATCAAACTATATCAACCCCTGTTCTTTTAAACTTGCATATTCTTCTAATATCTCCCTTAACTGTTCAGGTAATACTTGATAAGTTAAAAATACATCAGAAGATTCAAAAATATGTAATGATTCTTCACCTAAAAAGCTCAACATTCCATAAGGTATGATTAATATAATAGGTTCATCTAATTCAGAGTTCGCCTCTCTTTCCAAGAATGCAACAATAAAATCTCTATCACCTTTACACCTTATCCCCCATTGTCTTTTAGGAGCTTTACTTTTATTTCTAAGAGATGAATATTTCACATCAATAGTTAATCCTTTATACTCAAAATCAAATCCAGGATTATTCATTCTATATAACTTATTAGCGTCAATCGCTGTAGGAACATATTTTTGGAATAATTCTTCAGCTTTTGCACCTAACATACCTGCACGACTACCATATTCAATCCTATCTCTAATTTTTAATACTCCACTACCTAACAATTTAATATGTGCAACGTAAGCAGGTAGTCCACTTCTTCTCACTGCTTCCTTAAAGTCGTTACACTCTAAATAAATATTTACAATATCCATTATCTATATATCTCCTTCAACTGTTTAAATTCTTGTAATTCTCTAATTCTTTCCTTTTGCTGCTGTATAGTTTGATATTGCCTTATATTTTCAGTACTCAATTTTTCGATATTCTCACTTGAAATGTACACGCCTACCATCAATCCTACAGTGAACATTGCAATCAGTATTGATAGTGTGATTAATATAATCTCTAAGTTATCCCAAACTTTTTTAAACATTTTTTTACCTCTCATATTATTTCCCCCAGATATAATTTATAACTTGATAACTTATGTAAGATATTACCAGCCCATTCAAAATAATTAAATTCATTTTAATTTTAAATAATTCATAATGAAATTCCTTTAATAGGTCATAATGCACAATATTATCCTGTTCTAAGTTAAATATCCTTCTTTTTAAATATTTTATTTTCTCATCCATTTTTTATCCTCCTACACATCTAAATTTATCATTCTCATTGATTCTTTGAAAACACGGTTTATATTTATTTTTAAGGTTTTTTCAAATTCCATCAAAAATTCACCGTAATGATAAGTTATAACTGTAAAAATTGTTGAATCATAGACTTTATTCACTATTCTCATACCAAATTTACGCTCAACGTCATCACACAGTATTCTTAATTCATGAAAATATCCGTTACTTATTATCAATTTTTTCTCAGTCTCTTCTTCTACTTTGTCATATCCATAAGTTGCTGCTATATCCTTTAATCTTTCATATTTCTCTTTCATCTCTTACCCTCCAATTCCGTTCATCTCTGCTATTTTTTTAGTTTGTTCAGCTTGTTTATAATCCAGTTCTATTAATCGGTGTTCTAGTTTGTTTTTTTCAATCCTCAATTCTTCATTTTCATTCTTTAAAACAAACGAGTTGCTTGCCATCAGTATTGTTCCTAACACTATTCCCAAAAAGAATAGTTTAAAACCTAACGTTGCTTCATCTTTCACTATGTTATCCTCCTATTTCTTTCGGTGTACATCTTAACGCTTTTGCCAGTTTTCGCAACGTTGAAAATGTTGATTTCTTAAACACTCCAGTTCTAATCAATCTAATAGTGTTGAAATGTACTCCAGATTTTTCACTTAATTCTTGATCAGTTATATTTTTGTTGTTCATTATCTTTTGTAAATTAGTCATAAAATACCTCAAATCACTAAAATTTTACCCCTATAATCGTTTTAAAATTATTTTTGGTGTAATTATTCATTTTTAACTTTAAAACGCTCAGAAGTCGTTTAAATGCTTCTTAATTTTAAGTACGTAAAATTATTTCTCTTGCTTCTTCTAAACTTCTAGCAACACCATATATTACATTTTGCTTTGACAAAGCTTCTTTAAAAACTTCTTGTTCTTTTCTAAGTTTTCCTTTCGGAGTTTTTACCTCCAGGAAAATTGCCTTCCCGTCTGTTCTTCTAAACCCAAACAAATCTGGAAAACCTTTTGGAACTCCTGTAGAAATAATTCTATCTCCAACTTTAAAGCTACCAACATTAATTCTAAACATAACTGCAATATCATTAATCCCATTTCTAATAGTGTTTTGAACGTCTGTTTCTTTCAAAATATCACCTCATTTTTTTAATGTGTGTATAGTGTGTATAGTTTTCGCCGTTTCCTATATTTTTTATATATATTTTTTTTATATTTTTCTATATGTAAATAATATAGAAATACTATTAAACTATACACACTATACACACTTCTTCTAAAACCTCATACTTATGTCTTGATAAAACTGTCCAGAACGCTTACGAACCTTAATATATCCCTTGTTATCCATCTCTCTCCCAAATTTAGTTGAGGTTAGGACGAAAAATCCGTTCTGAGCACAATAATTTTTGTAGTGTTGGTATAATTCAGCTGCTTTGACTTCCTTACCTAAATTATTGCTAACACATTCATCAAGGAATGTACTTACAACGTCCATTTCCTGTCTATACTCTTTATTTGCCATAAGAATTTTAGAACACATACCTAATCTTTCTTTTTGCCATATTTCTAAACCTTTAAGCATCCATTGCAATATCCCATCACTCTCAGCTAAAAGTTTTGATGTTAAATCTGGATCAACTTCTTCATCTGTAAATTCTCTAGTAAATGGAATTAAACGAATACGTCTCCAAATACCTTTGTCAGTCCCACGAATTATAGGACGGTGGTTTGTTGCCATCCACAACTTAAATTTAGGTGTAAACTCAAACTCATTAGCATGTAAAAATCTAGCTGTAACTGTATCTCCGCTGGTTAACTGCTTGACTAAACCTTCGTTAAACCTCATACCATCATTACTCTCAACTGTCGTAACAAATCTAGCATCTTTAAGCCTTGCTATATCACTATTAGCACCTTGACTTTGTCTAACCATAAGTGAGTCTGGTTGAATATTAGCTCTATAATCTCCAAATATGTGACTTACCACATCCATAAACACAGATTTTCCGTTTTTTCCATTACCGTTTAAGATAAAAATTACTTGTTCTGTTGTCAGTCCTGTAAGTGAATATCCTAACGCTTTTTGTATCCACTTAATAAGCTCTGTATCACCTTCAAAAATTTCTAGTAAGAATTGCTCCCAACGTGGACATTTTTTACTTTCATCATAGTTAACATTAGCCTTTTTAGTGAATTTAAAACTAGCATCATGCGGTATATTCATTCCACTAACCATATCATATACTGAATTTTCTAAATTAATTAACATATCATTACTATTAAATTCACTGATATCTATTGAATTTTTATACATTGCTTGCTTGATACCTGCAACTGTTCCTCTATTGCTTCTAGAGTAGTTTAAATGCTTTTCAAAGGCTGTCTTCATTTTCTTAATACGTTTTTCATAATCTTCTAAAAACTCACCTTCTAGCTTATCCATCGGAAAGCCTTGTTTTTTAAGAACAACTACACTCTGTTCAAAATAATCATTAATCCTACCTAACGTATCAAACACCCAACGTTTACCATCGTATAAATACCAACCTTTATTTGTGTAAGAATATAACGCTCTATCTTTAAATATATCTGTGAACCTATCAGCGTTCCCTGTATCGTCCCATGGATAATGTTTATCCATGTATAATTCTGGTAGAAATTCACGCTTTTTATATCCATCTAACGCTTTTTTAATCGTTAAATTACCATAAGTATCAGCACCATGTTTTTTATCCCATTTTTCACGATATAACTGGCTCTCACGTACTGCTTTATCAATTAATTCAGCATTACCATCTGTGAAATAAGCAACCATAGAACAGAACGCTAAATCTGCTTCAGATTGGCTAGGATATTCATTAAACTCACCACTATATAATTTTCTGAACTTCTCATTTTTAACTTTTAAAAGATCATTAAAATTTACTATCCTCTTATCTTGAACACCATAGTCCATTACTATTTTTGGTTGTTCCATGTATTTTTTATAGATTTTCTCTAGTTCTTGTTGTCTGTCATATACTTCATCTGGACAACCTTTTAAGATATTTCCTGTCATAGCGAAAAATCTTGCTTCTTGGTACATCTCAAGAGTACCTTTCCTGTTAACTCCTCCAGGAATTGAACCACGTATAATTATGTGTAGTCCCTTACCACTAACAGACACTTCTGTGTAACTGTTAAGCGTATTAATTATTTCTAATGTTTTCGTATCAATTTTATCTAAATTCACGCTATCAATATCAATTCCCACATATGGTGGAGTGAAGAAAAATCCCACTCCATCATATTCATCTGCATAAAGTAACGCTGTATCATAGTCAACCCATGTTGATGGATCATTACTCTTTGCACCTTTTTTTGTTTCTGGATTAATAGGTAGCTTACTTAATTTTTCAGTGTTCTTTTGCTTAACTAACTTATAGCAACACCACTGCTTTAAATCTTGTAATTCACTAGGTATCATTTAACACCTCTTAAATAAAAGGATTTACTAAATCATCAAGATCATCCGCTGGTTTAATATCTCTTAAATTGATACTTACTTTACCACTATTAGGATTAGTATAATGTTCTACTCTAACTGAAATAGGTTTTTCGCTATGTTCAGATAACGCAGCAAAGAATTCATCGTAACTTTGATATTCAGTCTCTTCTGGAATTCCATATGCTTTAGCAATATTCATTAAATCATACAGTCTATACTCTCCTGTATCTTGATTTTGCCAGTAACTCATTCTGATAATTTTAACAGATTCACTATTTTGTACTGCTAATTTTAACGCTAAATACTCATTACCATTTTTAGATGTTTCTACTGAGATATCCTCAACTAAAACTGTATAAACTCCCTCTGGTGTAACTGTAAATCCTGCGTTGTAACTCATTTTAATTGCCATATTATTTTAATCTCCTTTAATTTATAAATATCCTCTAATTTTTGCTTGATGGTAAACCCATCCAGGCTTGTAATTTTTTGCTTTTTGAATTTTTTGTAAATCTTGTATATTTTCAACTTCAGAAAGTTCTGGAATATACTCCAGTTTAATTTTTTTTATGTCTCTATACTCTATGTCTTCATCAATAACATCAATAGTATTTTCTTTAATTTCCTTGACATATCCACAATACTGACAAGGATTTTTAATGGTTTCTGCAACTGATAAACAGTTGATACACATCTGTGAACGAACAGTAGGACGTTCGCTTTTCGGTTTAGTTTCCAGACTCCACGTTCTTGGAGTATCTGGTAAACCATGTTCTTTGTAATTCTCAACCATATCAACAATGATAGCTTGCTTATTAGGTTTATATCGCATACATCTCATACTTTGTTGAATAAATAGCGATAACGACTTTGTAGGACGTAGTAATATAACTGCATCGCAGTCTGGAACATCAAAACCTTCACCTAACACCATAACATTGCATAATACATTTACTTTTCCTGTTCTAAAATCATCTATAATTCTATCCCTCGTATATTTATCAATCTTACTGTGTAAGGTAACTCCTCCTAACGTTTTTGCTACTATTTCAGAATGTTCTATACTGTGACAATAAACTATAGTCTTGCAACCTTTTAAATATTTATCGTATATTTTTTTTACATCACCTAATATTGATTTTTTAAAACTTCCCTCAATACTTTTATTTGAGTAATCACCTTTAGAAAGCTTTAATTTATCAACATCAA